CCCTGATGTTAGTAGAACAGGTCACTCCATAACCATTACTGAACTCTCATACAAGGGAACTCCCGTAAATCCCACATTCACCGCATCTGCTGGTATTGATGTACGAAACTACGCGGGAGTCACGCTTGATAAACTTCGCCCTACTCTGCAAACAGCAGGATACGGTGGAGTTACGGGAGTTTCGTTTAACGGAGGACTAGTGTTTTCTCCTGCTTCAACTTACGCAGGAGTGACTTTTGGTTCGGTGGTTGGTCTTGGGTTCACCACAGGACCAGGCAGCAGTGCTGCGGCAGTTCTTTCGGGTCAGCATATGTACCTTACCAAACCACTAAAGGTTACTGATGATGCAGATATATTTGTTGTGTACAAATCAACTATTGATGGGTTAAGTTACGGATACGGACTGCTTGCTTCTCGTAATACAAATTGTGACTTGTCCGCAACTCCATCGTTGCGATTTGACTCTGTGCTGTTTAGTCGTTCGTATAATCAGCAGGACAGAACTCTTGCACAGCAGACGGGTGCTTACTATACAATTCTTCCAAACGGAAAAATAATGTATCCTGGTGCATCACTTCCTCCTGCTGGTGCTTTTGGATTCCGTCCTTGTGGAGACAATACTGCTGCTGGACAGAATTCTATTGTTTACGATCCTCATGTTTCGGGGGCGTGCTTGGGAGTTTGTATTGGAGAAGCCGTTCGAGACTCTTCGAATAAGATTGAGGTGTTCTTGAATGGTGATGAGGGATTGAATAGATCTAGAATAACAGGCAGACAGATTGCTTCAATCAGTCCACCATCAGGAAACGAGTGGCTTGTTTCCAAAAATCTTATTTACGCTTTTGACGCGGGACAAACTGCGTCTATTGGTTCTTATAAAGACGGAATCAGTACTGATATTCTTCGTGAGTACCAGATGACTCCAACCCCAATCAATGTGCTTGCTCCCCTGACTCCATCAATGTGGAGAACTGATGGTGGTGGAGTACCTGCAACACTGGTTACACAAACTGGTGTGGGACTTGGTACAGATGAAGTTTTTGAAGTAACAACTGGCAGCAGTGGAAATCTATATCTTGGTACTGGTGCATTACCAAATCCTGCATGGGAGAATTCCGCACTACAATCCACGACATGGACATTTACTGCCACTATTCGTAGGGATGATGGTGGAGTTATATCTCGTCCTGGTGTGTATATTTACACAGCAACCAATCAGTCTTCGGCAACAGCAACGAATTTTGATAGTCTTGGAGACGGATGGTATAAAGTTACTAGAATAAGAAATGAACCTGGTGGAAGTAATCCACCCCCAACAACAGCCACACTCGTTGGTTTGAGTGGTTTGGGAGTAGGGGTAAAATATAGAATTTGCCGAGTACAACTTCTTCCATATCCGTTTACCTCTGATGTTAGTGGCGCAGATACACGAACCGATTTTGATTATAAACTTCCGTGGATTAAACGGGGAACCGCAAACGCTAATTCGGTGGAACGATTAAGTAATCCTTGGGGTGAGTTTGAACTAGGATGGAGAGGACAAAACCATTCTACTATCAATAATATTAATGCATTTAACATGAATGCAGGATTTTCTACCACACCATATAGTGTTATTGATACCACTAAAAAATATCGCTTTTCCCTTTGGGTAAATCGTAAAGTGCTTGGTGACGGTTCTGTCTACTTTGGACCAAGCATAGTATCAGCCCCCAACATTGGATTTAAAGAAAAATCAACAGGAACTGTAAGCACAAATCCGTATTTCGCAGTAGATCTTGCCAGTGATGCTGCATATACAGGTAAACAAAATACTTGGGTTCTTGTGGTGGGTCATGTACATCCATACGGAACCGCAATTGGTGCTGATGATGCAGCAAGTGGATACTACACCGTTTCTGGTGGTAGTACTCCTTACGCTACTGGTACTTTGGGTGAAGATTATATTTTTGAAGGAACTTCAGGAGAACTTTCTATGAGAGCATTCCTGTTAGCCAGCACTATTCTAGGAACAGAAGTGCAATTCTTGCGTCCTCGTATTGATTTGGTGGACGGCACCGAGCCAAGCATTGAGGAATTGCTGAACAATACTCCAAACACTGTGTACGATTTGAGTACGACTGGTTCTATTAGTTCGGTTATAGGAAAACCGCAATACAGTTCTGTAAACGGCGGTCAGTTGGCGTTCAACGGCAAGTCGCACGCGATTATTACATCGGGTACTGTATTTTCTGATGTTGCTAATATCGGAACCAAGACATGGGAGGTATGGATAACACCTCAACTAAGTGATGTCGCTATGTTCTGTGGTGCTGGTAGTCTTCCGTATTTTTCAACCATTGGAAGTAATCTAGTACGGTGGTCACAGAATACCTCTCAGACTACTTCGGCTGCACAAACACTTATCGACTGGACTGTTCCGTCTAGTTGGGGAACATTTATTGGCAAACCGATACATTTGGTTTTTGTGTCCACTTACAATGCAACAGCAAATAATACAGTGTATGAAATCTATGCAAACGGAACAAGTGTACGCACAGTAACACATCCTGGAAATGAAAGGTATTCGGAACAAACAGTAAACATTGGTAATCGTGGTGGTGCAGGTCTAGCCGCATCTGGACAATACACCCCCAACGGTACAGACTACGAGTTTAATAGTAGTATTGCATCGGTTCGTGTGTATGATCGCGCCTTAACAAAAGCAGAAATACAGCAAAATTTCAACTCCACTCGCAATAGATTCGGAGTATAACGAAAGGACACTGCCATGCCTGATGGAGATGTATTTCTTCCACAACTAGAGAACGGTTACGCTGCTGCACCTGATCAATACAATAGTGCGGATATTGTTGTTGGCAGAATTGGTTCGAATATTAGTGCTGGCGCAACTGGTAGCGGCACGGTAGGATCAGCGGCATGGATAGCCTCTATTCTTCAAAATACCACTTCGTATTCTTTCACTGGTGTTATCTCAGAAGTGCTGGTGTTTGATCGTAAACTCTCGGAATCCGAACGCCAAGAGGTGTACGGCTACCTGTCTCGCAAGTACAGTATGGACACCAAACTTCCTGATACCTATGCTGCATCCCATCCAAGTGCATATGCTCGTGGTTTAACTTACTGGAATATTGAACACCACCCAAACACCAAGGGTATACCAGGACTGTGGCAGGGTCTTTCTTTTGGCAATATAAAATTGGAAGATTTTTCCTTGTTCCCAGATAGCACATACAAGTCTACGGGAAATGTTCTATCAGCGGATACATACAATAATGTCGGTCTATAAGGGGAAAATCAATGGCTAGTTACCTAAAGGCATCCATTCAACGCTCATACGCCGAAAGTTTTTTGGCGGATTTGGAACGCAACGATAATCAGTACTTCTTTTTTATTAGTAAGGGTACTGCTTGGACGGATGAACCAAATCCAAATGCCTATGTTGACAGCGTGGGATCAGAGTATCAGGCAATGAATGACATCATTGGCTATAAGAAACTCAACCCACAGAACATTATTTTTGCACTTCCTCGATACGAATGGGGTGGTGGTACAAAGTACGATCAGTACAATGACACTGATGCCCTGTTTGACGATACCAACCCAAAGATTTTCTATGTGGTTACAGACGAGAACAACATCTATAAGTGCTTGGGCAACAGCGGTGGAGTCGCCTCCACTATTAAACCAAGTGGTGTGTTGACTTCTCCGTTTCGTTCGGTTGATGGATATGTGTGGAAATATATTTCCACTGTAAAAGAAGGAGATCTTCCGTATCAGTTAACGGATTATATTCCTGTAGATTTTGCTACTAGTAGCATAGACACTGAAACCAGCAGCCAATACAACGCGCAGACTAGTGCAGTGAATGCTTCAATTACCCGAATTGGTTTGGTAAACTCATCGGGTGCTTCTGCTGGTGTGTATAGTCACGCACTCACCCGAAATTTAACAGATGGAAGTGTTGCCTACACACTAAATGTAACTGAATTTGATTCTGCAACAAACAGTGTTACAATCACGGACGCTAAATCAGTAGCAAGAATTAATAGTATTGGAAATATAAGCAACTTTATTGGTTATGTTATGCGTGTAGACTCTAATCAGGCGAATTCTAGAGAGGTAAACAACTACGGAATCATCTCAGGTGTTAACTCTGTTACAAATGGTTTTCAATTCATACTTCAGAATGATGTGGTAGATTTCACCGTTACACCCACTGCAAACGGAGACTTCGCATCAGTCGAGATTATTCCGTACATCAAGATTGTTGGAAACGGAAGCGAAGCGTATGCTTTCCCAAAAATAGACAACAGTAGAAAAATTTCTGCGGTTGATGTTGTTAGTAGTGGACGCAATTACTCTGCTGCACTTGTTGAAGTGGCAAGTCCTAAATCAGCAGTCACGAATCACCCAACCCTGACTGCGGTTCTGTCCCCCAAGGGAGGACACGGCAGTAATATCTTAAAAGAATTGAATGTTAAAGATATTCTTATCATTGTAAATATCACAGAAGAAGATTCTGCCAAAATTATAGGCGGTGGATCGTATAGACAGTTTGGAATAATCAAGAATCCTGTGCTTGGAGACGGAAGTGGAATAGTGGCAGGAAGAGAAGACTTGTACTATCGAGACATCTCTCTTATTAGTACTATTGGTACTGCGCTTTCTTCTGATTTTAGTTTAGGAGAAGCAAACATCATAATTGGAACTGAAACATATTCCTCTGCTAAAGTTGTTGGTGTGAAATCAACAAATTCCCCGCAAATTACTCTTAAAACTCTGAACGCTAGTGGAAGATTTATTACCAAGCAAGACCGCATAAATGATTATGTACTCACGCTTACTGCGGATCCGTCTCCCGATTTCCAAGTGGGAGAAACCGTAGAGCAGATTATTCCTGCTGGCGTAGTTTTAAACTCAAATATTACATTTGCATTTGATATAACCACTCAAGGACGAGTTCTGTATACAAGTGGAACCAAATTGGGTGTTCGTCTTATCAGTAGTGGAAACTTTATCCCCGATTTGAGTGTTCCTATTCTGGGTTTGCTTTCTGGTGTTACTGGTACTATTTCTTCGGTGGCTCCATCATACGGAGAGCCTGTATGGGTTACTAATACAGTTGATTCCACTTCCGATGCTATATTCTTGAGTAGTAGTGGCAATCAAAAACTGTATAAGGTTGCGGAAGCAGGACAAGCGTATTTTGATCTAGACAGTACTCCTGCATACAGGGGTGTTCATGTTCTAGAACTCGGTACTAGTTTGAATTCTGCGGTGGGTGTTGTGGACACCACTTCGGCTTCACTTACTCAGAACTCGTTTTCTAATGGAGACTTGGTGACTCAAGGAGTCACGGGAACCTATGGAAACTACGCCAAGGGTCAGGTGTACCATTGGGAATTTATCAATAATTCCTACGGAAAACTCTATCTGACTAATGTGGTGGGTTCTTTCAAGAGTGTTGCTGTGGATGGGCTGTCGGGTTCTACACTTGGTGCGTATATTGTGACCAATGTAGACCTGCCAGAGATCGACAGAACTTCAGGAGAAATCTTATACATAGACAATGTAAGACCTATACAAAGAACCATTGGTCAACAGGAAGAATTTAGAGTTCGATTGGGCTTCTAAGAGGAACATATGGCATACGATCCTAGCATCTTCAATATCAGTCCGTACTACGATGATTTTTCTGCGGACAATGGGTTTTTGCGTGTTCTGTTTAAGCCAGGATACGCGCTGCAAGCCCGTGAAGCCACGCAATTGCAGTCTATCCTACAGGATCAATTGTCCCGAATCGGCGATCATCTGTTTAAGGACGGATCTCGCATTATTGGCGGTGGTATTAGTGTTCGCAATTCTTCATTTTTAATGGTTGCTGTTGGTGTTGGTACTCCTCTTGCGGGAGTCACCGATTACTCCACGCTTGTTGGCGGCACTCTTACACCCACCAATACCACAGACACAACACAAGCAACGGTGGTTCACTATATTGCTCCTGATGTGAATACAGACGGGTATTTAATTCTTGTTGTGGATTTTGTGTCGGGAACTTCGTTTGCTAGTACCTTTAACTTGACCAATGATTCATTCACGGTTTCTGGTTTGAATGTTGTTTCTGATTCGTTTGGTACAGGCAACTGCAAACTCATTACGGTTTCTGATGGTATTTTCTATGTGGATGGGTTCTTTGTTCGAACAGAGACACAGCAGTTCACTCCATACACCGTAGGAATAGGAGGATATCGTGATCTGAATTTCAGCACATTCTCCACACTATCCAAGAAAATTGGATTTGCAATTGGTCGTGACAATGTTACAGAGCAGGAAAACTCCACCCTGAGAGATCCTGCAATTGGATCCTACAACTACAATGCTCCAGGAGCAGATCGCTATAAAGTTATTCTTTCGCTTGCTCAGGCTGAGTTGAGCGAAACTCCTGATGACTTTGTTGAACTGCTTCGCTTTGAAGGCGGAAAAGTCACGAAGAAGATTGAGCGAATCACCTACGGAGAAATTCAGAAGGCACTTGCTCTTCGTACCTATGATGAGTCGGGATCCTATACGGTTCGTCCGTTTGATCTTACGATTAAAGAGTATTCTGATACACAATTAAATATGTCTGTTGGCGAAGGCAAGGCGTATGTGCTTGGATATGATGTTGAAAACCAGCATCCAATTACGGTTCCCTTTAGTAAATCACGAACAGTTCAACCTGAATCGGGTATTTTTGTGTTTAGTACGGGAAACTTTATTGGCGTATGTATGGGCAATACGGCATCTGGATTTGGTGAAACATTTGCTACCAATCTAACCACTATTAGTGCTGGCTCTGCACAGGTGCAATTCCGAAATGCAGCCAATACGGCTACCGTTGCTACTGGTCATGTTCATGGTGCAATTCCTACTCCTCAACTTAGCGGTGGTGCTGTCGGATCCACAGGAAACCACTATCGGTTGTATGTCTACGGGTTGAGTGGTGAAATTGCAAGTGGTAAGACAGGATTTATTTACAGTAATACCACAGGATTTACCATTGGATCCTTTACTCCACAAACCACTTCGGGATTCTCTGCATCAAACACAGACAATTCATCTCTGGTTTACGAATTGCAGCCAGGATATGCGGTTGACCAAGTGTCTTTTCTGTCTGTTCCTTGTAGGCTGATGGGTAGTCTTTTTTCTCCCTCATATAATAATACCACCAATCAGACAACTTATGCGATTACCAAGGGACAATTTAGTGAAACTATTGCTGTTGGTAGTGATGGTGTGTTTAATTTTCCTACTACACCACTAGCAGCCAATCAAATATCTTTTGTAAACACTACATCCACTGCATTCACTCCTAGTACTAGTACTACTGTTACTGTGGCTTCGGGCACTATGACTGTGGTGGCTTCGAATGTACCAGCAGGATTCACTGCTCAAACTGTGCGAGCAATGGTTCCTGTGGTGTATACTCCCACTATTGGTACTCCTACAACATATCGAACCAAGACTTCGGCAACAACCACGGCTAATTTTACTTCCAATGTGAACACATCAGAAGGTGGTCGTAAATACTTTACTATTCCTAATCGCGATGTATACGCTATTGCTTCGGTAACATCAGCAGGAACAGATTACACCGATCAGTTTGAATTGGATGATGGTCAGCGAGAAACTCACTATGAAAATTCTCGACTGTATATTAAAGATAGTGTTGCTGGTGGTGTAACATATGCAACAACCTCAGTTAATCTTGCGGTTTCTTATTCATATTTTGTTCACGGTGGATTGGCTGCTGCACCATTCATTGGCAAACATTCATACTTTTCTTCGGATGGTTCTGCGTTCCCGTATGCTCAGATTCCCCTGTTTACCAATCCGCGCACAGGTAAAACTGTGTCTTTGGCAAACTGCTTGGACTTCCGTCATTCGGGATTAACATCACCCTCTCCAATGCTGAAGCCGTATGGTGCCACTGATGTTGTGGTTCCATCGTTTACTACTGCTTCATACAATCACTATCTGCCACGCATTGATAAATTGTGCGTTAAGGCTGATCCTGAAGACGGGTCTGCACTCTTCTTCTTTGTAGGAGGTACTCCTGACCTGTCGCCTTCGGCTCCACCTGATCCTGCTGATGCTCTTGTGCTTGCTACCGTAACTGTTCCTGCGTACACACACAACGAAAGTGATGTGGTGGTTACTCCCGTAGACACCAAGCGATTCACTATGGCAGACATTGGTAAGATTCAGAAGCGAGTAGATGAAGTTGAAGTGTTTGCTAAACTTTCACTATCTGAATCTGAAATAGAAGCACGATCCCTTCGTGGAACTTGTGCTGCTGCCGAACCTCTAAAGACTTCTATCTTCTCAGATGAGTTCTATGGACACTCCGTTTCGGATGTGTGCGATTACTCTAATTCTTGTTCTATTGATTTTGAGCGTGGGGAATTGCGTCCGTTCTTCACAACTCAAGAAATTTCAATTAATTCTCCAAACATAAACAATACCGTGGTTTCTCCAGATGGATTGGTAACTCTTTCGTACATCACTTCTTCTTATATTGAAAACAAGCAGTACACAAAGAGAATCAAGATTAATCCGTCCAACACGGTTAATTGGCTTGGGTTTATGAAATTGTCTACTTCTGTTGAACCATTCTACGATACAGGATATCGTCCTGTTGTTAAGACTAATGCACTCTCAGAAAATGACAATTGGATTTCATCCAATGCAAACAATAAGCGTGGCTTTGGTACTCAGTGGAATGAATGGGAAAGCATATGGACAGGCATAGATCAGGTTGAAGAAGAACAAGACGATATACAGAAGCGTATTGTTGAACTTCCCCATGTGGCATCCACATCTGCAATTCCATCGGTAAACTCTGGCAGCATTCGAGTAGGTGTTTCTCGTAAGGTGCAGAGCATTGAGCAGAAGAACAGCAATTTTATTACTGCTCGTCAACTAAAGAATCGTATCAAGCACCGAATTGGTTCGCGGGTAATTGATCGCTCCGTGGTTCCTTATATTCCGCTGAATACAGTGACTGCAACGGTTGACGGCTTGAAACCCAATTCCACAAATCTTTCTCTGTATTTTGACGGAGAAGTAGTCAAGAGTGGTATTAGCACTGATACTTACGGCTCATGCACCGTATCTTTTGGAATTTCTGCTGGTACATTCTTGGCAGGACAACGAACTGTTCGTATTGCTGATTCTGCTGTTACGGCTAATTCTACTATTGCAGCAGAAGCAGTGTACTATTGCACGGGTCTGTTGGAGCAACGCGATTCTGGTTCGTACTCTACCCGTCCACCTGAACTGCGCCGTCAAACTGCTGCAAGTGAAAGTATTGCAAAGGATCCATTTAATCGAGACATTGATTCTGTTGAGAACAACCATTGGAGCGATCCTGTATCACAAACATTCTTGGTT